CATCGAGAGGGTCAATCTCAATGACTGTCGGCTTAACTGGGAGTGCAAACCGGAACTGGAATAACGCCCTGTCTCGATTGTCGCGTTGCTGGTTATTTTCGGTTCGAGCATCGAGCCCCCAAAAAGCTGCAGCGTGAACTGCATGCTGACCTGAGAGCGTCACTCGGACTATCAGACGACGGGACTGCGACCGTATCTGACGACATGTCCGAGTCTGATCGGCTGGACCTGCAGTTGAAGGCGCACAAAGTTGCGCGGGCTGTCGGTGATTGCGTTTCGTTCACAGACATTCGCGGGATCGTAAGTAAGATGGCAGCGAACATCCGGCAAGCCTGCGCCGGAGTCAATGCCGTTTGCGGTCGTGATGTTCTCCCGTTATTCGATGAAGCGTTTGACGCGTTCGAGGCGGAGCTGGACCAGGAGATCGACGCTATACAGCAGGGGTCCGCATGATCGCTGCGGTTGACCCTATACGGTTCGGCAACGCCAATCGTGAGACGTATCGGCGCAATGCCATTCGTGGCCTGCGTGACGTTCTGCGATTTGCACGACCACGTAGAGTCAGACCGTTGCTCGACTTCGCTGAGCAGGAGCTGCGATATCCCACAGGTCGATTCAGAGGGCAGAAGTTCAGCCGAACATATCAGCCGGCAACGTCGTTGCTAATGGCAGAACTCAGTCGGGACCACTGGTTGCAGACGTTTGTTGTCGGTCCGCACCAGGGCGGAAAATCGTTCAGCATCATTGCGTGGATGCTCTGGTGCCTCTTCGAAAAGCAAGAGGACGTGATATTCGGTCTGCCGGACCTGGGCATGCGGTCAGCCAAATGGCGGAAGGATATTCTGCCGATGATCCAGGCGTCAGCGTATAGGACGATGCTGCCACGTTCAGGGGCTGGTTCAAAGGGCGGCGTCGCGGAAATCATCGTATTCGAAAACGGCGTCAGTCTTCAGTTCATGGGTGCAGGTGGTGGCGACACACAACGCGCCGGTGCCACGGCGAAAAACCTGATTGTCACAGAGGCAGAAGCGTTCGGCATTCGTGGCGCAGGTTCCGAGGAAGCCAGCAAATGGGAGCAGATTCAAGGGCGTGTTGCGCACTTCGCAGGTTCGGAACGGATCATTGCAGAGTCAACGGTGACCATTGAGACGGCGTTAATGTGGTCCAACTATTCCGGGGGTACGGCATCAGTCGTCGTCTGTCAGTGCCACGGCTGCAGTGAATACGTCGCTCCAGAGCGTGAACATCTTATTGGATGGCAAGACGCCAAAACGGAAGAACAGGCACGAGCTGCAGGCCGGTTCTCATGTCCAAAATGCGGGATACTTTGGAGCGAAAACGACAGGCTGAAGAATCTGCAGACGGCGGTTCTGAGACACTCAGGGCAGACGGTCACCACAGAGGGTGAGATTGTTGGTCCGGTGCCACCAACGCGAAAACTCGGGTTCAGGTTCAGTGCAGCGACAAACATGTTTTCCGATGCCGGTTCAATTGCCGTTGAGGAGTGGACGCGAGCACGAACCGAAAATAACCAGCAACGCGACAATCGAGACAGGGCGTTATTCCAGTTCCGGTTTGCACTCCCAGTTAAGCCGACAGTCATTGAGATTGACCCTCTCGATGGTCGTGTCCTGCTGCTCAGATCGATGATGCCAGGCATGGGCATTGTCCCCGACGATACGCTCAAGCTATATGGGGGCGTTGACATTCGGAAGACTCAGGTTCACTGGACGATCGTTGCGTTCCGTGAGTCTACAGGCCCGCATGTAACCGCCTGGGGCGTCGAAACGGTGGATTCGTCGCTGATGGTCGATGATGGTCTGAGACTCGCATGTACAAAGCTGCAGACGATGTTCCGCAATGGGTTCCCGATCCAGGGGAGCAACGAGCAATTGCCGGTAAGTCTCACCCTTATAGACGCTGGCTGGAACCCGTGGTGCATTCAACAGATCGCAGACCACGATGACTTCTGGATGCCGTCAAAGGGATTCGGTGCGGGCATGCTCAAGTCTAAAGCCTATAGGGCACCGCGCCACATCACGGATTCGTGCAGGATCATCGGTCAGGGGTTCCATGTCGCCAATGTGCAGGATCGGCTATTGGTTGAGCTCGACGCATCCCGTTGGAAATCCAGCCTGCATCAGATGTTACGGCAGGACATCGGCAGCGTAAACGGGCTGACCATCGCCAAGGCTGACGACCGGCGATTGCGTGAATACATCGCACATCTGACGAGCGAAGCTGAGATTGAGCAGTACATCGGCGGGGAACTGTCATCGACGTTTGCCGATCCGACGGGGCCGAATCACTGGTTGGATTCGTCCTATATGGCGATTGCTGCAAAACACGTGGACGACGAATTGAGCGAGTTGCTGTCTGCGCAAGTGCAGCAGCCTGAGGAAATCGAATGGAGTCCGGTCGTGGCGGGATCAAGGGGAGGGATCTTCGGATGATGAAAAGTGACGAAAACAAAAAGAGTGTGCCAGCACACTCTTTTCCAGAATGCCCTAATTGTGGGTCAGAGCATGCTGTCAGGATCGGCGATACGATCGTTCCCGATTACTGCGATACAAAGGCATCCGGGATCTTTCGGTGCGGACATTGCAGGAATGAATACGAATTCCTCAAACCAGAACAGCCAAAAGTCTTTTCGCCAAAAGCTCAATGCAGCGCCTGCGGCTCATATAACACGGCTGCGGTCAAGACAGGGAAGGTATACCGATACCATGTCTGTCTGTCGCAACGCTGCCTGCGGTCATTTAAGACGATCAGACCGCATAACGAGAGACTGTCCAGGCTCTCCAATGGCAATTAATTTCCACACGATGGAACGTTGCTGCAGAATCTGACAAAAGAGTTGCATCGCGCCGCTAAGTTCCCACGCATGAGTGCGAACGTAGCGACACAGTTGAACCTATACCGCGAGCGGGCTTTGCAATGTCTGTTAGACAGCAATTACGCCGGTGCGCGAAAAAACGCGAATGCGTGCCTTCTGATTCTGTCCACGATACCGGACGGAAGTTTGGCTGGTCTATCCAGTCAGACTTGGAATCGCCAGGGGATTGTTGAGTTCTTGGTACAGATCGATCGCATGGAAGCGTCTGCCGACACATCAGAGTCCGGCGGGATGGTGCTCCAGGGATACCAGTATTCAGGCATCCGGGGGGGCTCATGCTGAGTTTCTTCAAGAGCCTGTTCAGCCGATCGACTCCAATTCCAGAATCGGAAGAGTGGGGCATTCACCAGGATCGACGTATACCGCAACAAGGTGCCGACGTTGAAGTACGGCGCTGGGATTCTGCGAGTGTCACCGATCACAACGCCCTACAGTGGGCAAACGTCACCGGGAATACAATCAACGCTGACCTTGTCAGTTATTTGCCGACTCTCATTGATCGATGCACTTTCGAGATTAGCACGAACGATACGCTGGCCGGCATGGTCTCCACGCATGCGACGGACATTGTGGGGCCCGGTGGTCCTAATTGGCAGGTCTATCCACGCAGGCCACTTGCAGAGTCTGACGAAGCGCGTAAGCAATTTGCTGCATACATCGCAGAGGCTGAGGACGTTCTTTCAGAATGGTTTGAACAGTGCCACTTCAATGAAGAGTTGTCCGGCGCAGAACTGATGCACTTGGCTGTGCAGCAGCAATGGTCCACTGGCAACGCGTTTCAGCAAATTGTCAATAAGCGATCAGACGGGGTTAATCCGATTTCAATTCGGCTGCATGACATTCACGCAGAACGGATTCTCAAGGTTCCATATTGCTCGATCGACGGCAACAAGTTCTGCCTGGGCATTGAGCGTGATGAGTACGGCAAACGCGTTAAATACGCCGTGATGAATGCAAACGATCACGGGCTGTTTGCATATGGCAACAATACAAAGTCGGTTCCTGCATCGCAGATGATCCATCATTTTCGGACGGAAGAACCGGGGCAGATCGCTGGTGTTCCGTGGTTGGCAGCGTCGCTGGATACTGTGGGCGATATCCGGCAATTCGATCAATCAACCATGAAGGCTGCACAGTTGGCGGCATCGCTGGCCATCGTGTTTGAAGACCAGTGGCAAGACACGCCAGTTGTCAAAGGGGCAGGATCAACAAATCTGAAAGTCGGACTGACTCAGGTTATGCAAGCGCCAAAGGGTAAGTCGGTCAAGCAGATTGACCCAAAGCATCCCGCGAGCAATTACACCGAGTTCCGAAACGAACGATGGCGCGACGTCGGACGCAGTGTCAACATGCCGTTGATGATCGCGAGACTCGACTCAAAGGACCATAGCTACGCGTCAGCGAGAATGGACAGGCAACTTTACTGGCGTTCTCTTGAGCGCGAGCAATTCGCAATCGAAAAGAGATTGGTCCCAGTTTTCATGCAGGTCCTGCGTGAAGCTGAGATCCGCAAGTTGATTCAGCCGCGACCAGTGCCGGTGAAGGTTGGTGGAATTTTTCAAGCTCCGCCACATGCTGACCCAAATAAGGAAGCACAGGCCCGGCAGACAGACCTGGCAACCATGTCAAAGAGTCTGATCGACATATGGGCAGAACAGGGAATCCGTCCTGCGGAAATGGCGGACAAGCTACGCCGAACGATGGAAACACTTGACCAGGTCAGGCCGGGGCTTGGGGATACCTACGTGCAGAACATGCTGAAAAACGCGGACTTGCACGCGATTACACCGGATCAATTTATTGAGTCACTGACGCAACAGGCGGCATAGGAAGCAAGTCATGGTTACATTTTTGAGAGAGAACACCAATCGAAATACTAGCGGGATTCATGAGCGCAGTGCGTCCATGCGTCAGCAAACAGCAGACGCGACGGCGTTCTCTATTGAAGCCGTATTGAGCACAGAACAGCCGGTCAGAATGTGGGACTGGGACAAGTGGGAATCGATTGATGAGATCCTACTCGCATCTGGACGAACGCTGTCCGAAACGGTGCCTCTTCTGGATTCGCATAGAACCGAAACGATCAATCGAGTTCTCGGACACGTTGAAAACGTACGAACAGAAGACGGTGACACTGTCGGCGTAATGCTGTTCGATGGCTCCGATCCGGACGCGGTTAAGGCGTTCAACAAGTACAGGGGCAACCATGCCAGCGACGTCAGCGTCGGCTACGTGGTTTCAGCATTCATGGAAGTTAAGCCGGGCGAGACTGTAACAGTCGAGGGCAGAACCTTCACTGCAGGTGCGCGACGTCTCCGAATAGCGACGGCCTGGGTTCTCAATGAGTTGTCCTGCGTTGCAAAAGGTGCAGACAGCAAAGCGAAAGTCCGCTCAGCAGACGACGAACCTAAGGCCCGAATGAGCCAGGTGACAGACGAAGAAATCTCGCAACTGCAGACGTTGCAGCGATCTGCAGCGACTCTGATTGAGTCTCGAATTGAAGCCACAAAGGAACCATCCGTTGTGATCAACATCACAAACGGAATGACAGAGCCAACGGACCGTTCCGTTGACTCAAACAAAAACCCTGCCGGTGACGGCAAATCTGAAAGGACGTCTATAATGACGACTGAAAAGAAGCCGGAACAAACCGGCGATGTTGTGAACGAGAATGAAATTCTGAAGCGTGGCGTTCAAATGGAACGCAAGCGACAGGCTGACATCAAGGCGATTTCCGATGGTGTCCGGAACGAAACGCTGACAAAGGCGTTGGACGACGCTGAATGCACCGTTGATGGTGCGAGAGCTTTGTTCCTCGCTGATCTGCAGGCGCAGCGGTCTGCCCCTCCAGCGGGATCTGATGCCCCGAACATCATCCTTTCGGGTGGTGACAAACGCCGGGAACGCGACGTCAACGTTCATTCTCTGGCTTGTGCTGTTGCTGCACGCATGGGCGTCAACATCGAAGCGGTTGGCCATCGTATCAACTACGATCCGATCACCGGTGAAACCACGTTCGAAAAGCCTGGCTATCGCAACAAGGCACGCCAGGAAGAGTTTGAACGCAACATGGAACGTGCGGATAAGTTCCGTGGCATCCACAGCGTTGACCTTTGCCGTGAAGCCCTGCAGATCGAAAAGATCGATTGTCCTCTTGAGCGTCGGGCACTGGTAACACGTGCCTTCAGCACGCCAAGTGTCAGCACGATCTACACGACTGCCATGGGTGCCGTTCTGTTGTCGTCTTTGGGCGAAATGCAGGACAGTACAATCGGCTGGACGAAGGACGTCGAAGCGAAGTCCTTTAAGCCACAGGAACTGCATCGCCTTGAAGGCGGGACGCTCAAAAAGCGTAACCGTGGACAGGAAGCGACGCACGCAACGTTTGCCGATACTTACGAGACTTACACTGTCTCTGAGTTTGCGTCTCAGTTGGTCATTGACCGACAGGACCTTATCGACGATGAGCTTGGCGCGTGGATGACCGCTATGAGCGAGTACAGTCGCGGTGTCCGATCATTGCGTCCTGACTGCGTCTTTGCTCTGCTTGCAACGAACGCTGCCTTGACTACTGACAGTGTCGCGTTGTTCCATGCTACGCACAGCAACTTGCTGACCAGTTCAGCACTTGCTGCAGCGACGCTTCAGACTGCACTTGCCGCCCTTGCGAGTCAGAAAGGCGTAGGCGGATTGGTTCTCAACCTGCGTGACGCTTACCTGGTGACCGGTGAAACTCTGAGCTTCACTGCTGACCAATTGGCTAACTCTGCAGAAGTTCGCGAAGCGGCTGCTGCTAACGGTACGGCGAACCCAATCAAACGCCGTGGCGTTAAGGTTCAGTCTGACGGACGTATCAACGGCGGGTTTGTTCATCCGGTAACGGGTACAGCCATCGCTGCTGCTGCAACAACCTGGTACGTGGCTGCTGCGAATGGTGACTACGGCGTGTGCGTCGGTTCCCTCGCTGGAACCAACGGTCTGCCGACGATGCGGAGCACGGTACTGAACAGCGAAGGCAAGTTCGGCATCAGTCTGGACGTTGCCCACGTTTGTGGCGCAGGCGTCAGCGATTATCGCGGGCTTGTCAAAGGCATCGCGTAACCTGCTTTTCTGAGAACTTAGCGGTGCCGTGAAGGCAACAACACGGCACCGCATTCTCTTCACCTTTACCGATTATGTGGAGTTGCCGACGTGGCAGACAACGAACAAAAAACGCATTGCCTTATGCAGGACTGCATCATAAGCCAGTTCGGGAAATGCAACGCGGGCGCAATGCTGAGTGAATCAGACGTCGATTCTGCAACGTGGTCCTGGCTGAACCAACAGGGCTTTCTCAAGTCCGTTGCTGACATTGAACAGGAAGCTGATTCTGATGATCAACCGGACGATGAGCAGGAATCTGAGCAGACGGACGATGAGCAGGAATCTGATTCTTCCGCAAATGAAGAGACCACGGACGTCAGCACTGAAAAGCCGGATCTTCTGACGAGAGTAAAAGCATTGTTGGCAGCCGAAACCAACATGCAAAAGTCAAAGATTGTACAGGCACTTGACTGCGAACAGTCAGAGCTTGACGACGTTTTGACGGAAGCAAACGGCATCGAGAAGAAAGCGGGCTGGTATTCTCTGATTGATGATATCAAGCCTGAATAAATACATCACATTCGGTCAGCGTGACTGAATGCAAATGACACAACGGCGGCGATGGCTGCCACTTTTGGAGTTGTTCAAATGGGTGCTCTTGTTAATACCGACGATACGGTCAAGTTGACTGCTGCGACTGCACTTGTGTGCGGGCAGGTCGTTCAGGTTCCTGACGGTCGTGCTGGCATTGTCCAGAACATGAAACCAGTTGCTATTGGCGAAGTGGCGACATGCAAAGTCGAAGGCGTTCTGGCACTGGTTGCCGGTGCTGACCTGACTGCAGGTGCAAAGGTTGGCGTTCACCTGGTGGATCAGGAAGTAGTTGCTGCTGGCACTACCGGATCTATCGTGGCTGGAACGTTGCTGTATACAGTGACTGACGGTTCGACGGCCTATGTTGCTCTTGGTGAGCCAACAGAAAACGTTTCGATCGGTGCGTCCACTGCTGCTGCCGGTTCTGCTACTGGTGATGCCGGCGTTCTGCCTGCAGCGACTGCGAAGTTTTACCCTACATCTGCTGCCGACGGAACAAAAGGCGTTCGCCTGCATGCGGATGACGCTGTCACCGGTCGCAAGATCTACGTCGGGAACGGCGTCAGCAATGCGATTCTGAAGGTGTATCCTCCTACCGGTGGAACGATCAACGGGGCGTCTGCAAACGCTGCGTTCAGTTCCGTGAGCGGCAAGGGTGTTATTCTGATTTGTGTCTCTGGATCAGGGAATACCTGGTCAGCATTCTGATCTGATACTGCGGTTCATGGTGAACTGAGTCTGAGTGGTGTCAGTCGATCAATCGGGAGTAATTCAAATGGCAGAACTTGTTTCTGATGACAACGTAGTGAACCTGACGGCTGCATCCGCTCTAACGTGCGGTCAAATGGTACTTGTGCCGGATGGCCGAGTCGGCATCGTCCAGAACATGAAGCCGGTTGCAACTGGTGAAGTCGCGAGTGTTCGCATTCGTGGAATCGTGAAGATCCTTGCAGCGGCAACGCTGTCCGCAGGTGTCACGGCTGCGGTGCATATCACAAATCAGACGTGCATCGCGACAGGCGGCGCAGGGACAGACGCGGGCAAGTTGCTCTATGACTGTACCAGCGGTGGCTACGCATACATTGACCTGAACCCTTAACGAACCACAAGGTGCCGTGCGTACGCTGATCGCCCTTCCCAGCGCGAACGTGATGCCTCAACACGAAACCGCACGGCACCTCTTTTTTCTTTTTTGCAATTGCTGACAGATGTTCAACTTTCTTGACATGGTGGAACAACATCAGACCGGAATGCACCTTGACGTGTTCCGGGAGGATGTATTGATCCAGACGTCAGCAGGGCGAACGATCGAAGCAACGGGCATCATCAAAGTAACCGAGCAGGCTGAGCAAACGGATGCCGGAATCGGCGTAATCGTTCGCGCAGAATTGGTCATACCGTCAACGCTCGATTGCGGTGATGACATCGGTATCAAGAGCGCCTGGACTTTGACATTCCGATCTCAACGGTTTGCCATTGAAAGTCTGAGTCCACCAGTTGCAGGATTCATACGACTTAACGCCATCGCGCTGAATCGAGAACTAACCCATACCCCTTCATTGAATTCACGATAATGGTACTTCACCTACACATTGCAAAGCCCCTTGAAAAGCTGGCAGAGATGCTCAGCGGATCAAGTAACGCGCGTGCATTGTTGGGTGTATCGTCTGCAGAAGATGCTGCTGAGAGAATTCACTACGGGTACGGCGAAGATGAAGAATTTGAGGCAGCATACACCGCACAGCAGCCTAAGCCACTTCCGAGGATTATGGTTGCGTTGTCGGACTTCAATTCACAGAAGAATACAACGTCCAGTTGGACAACAACGGTTTCAATTGACGTGATGATCGAGTGCCTGACGCTGACAGCGGATTTACAGAAGTCAGCGTCAGAACGTTATTTCGCATTCCTGGAGCGGGTTGAAGGCGTTGTCGATGACCTACGGGACCAGGCAGCCAGCGGAACAAAGCTGAACATAACGGACATGAATGCGACTGTCCCGCCACAGCAGGCCGATCCAAAGAAGACACGCAATATCGGTGAAGTGTGGTGGACTGTCCTTCGTATCGAAGCGGGGGGCTGAGCCATGATGGACATGAGTGCCATCCTTGAAGAATCCAGCCTCTCAGAACGAGCGGTCAATCAGGTCGTTAAGGTCACTGGTAGCCTTGTGATGCAAGAGCATCGCGGAAGATTGCCGGGACACTTCGAAGTCATCGCCGTTAATAAGTACGGATACAAGCCACGATCAAAGCGGTATCAGATCCGCAAGGCGAAAGAGTACGGAACAACGAAACCTCTGGTTCGGACTGGCGCATTGAGGGCAGCGATTCTTCAGAACGCCAAAATCATCGCCACGGCCAATAAGGCTGAGCTGCGTTCCAAAGGAAGCAAGACAAGTCAGTTGATGAGTCAGTTCCGTAAAGAACTGGAATCATTCACGCCTGACGAAGAGAAACAAAACGCGGAATCGTTTCGCGACAAGTTCATAGTCCTGGCCAGCGATCCTTCACTTCGAAGGAAGCGGCGGCAGAAAGTTTAGGAGTCATTCAAATGGCCAGTTCACCGTATAGCGTTTCGCTCAACGCGACCGTGATTAATCAAATCATGAACCTGTCGCACAAGACGGGTGCAAACTTTCAGCCGGGCTTTTCGGGGGGCAACGTTGCGCCATCTGCGTACTTTCAGGGTGAAGCGCCTCATTCGTCTTCTCTCAGCAGTACGGACCTGGGAACGATCCTGGGTTTGAACTCTGGGACATTCATCAGTGCCGGGCTTTGTATTGCATCGAATGTCACAAGTGTGCCATTCCGGTTGCGTGCCGATTGCGGCACATTCACGTCAGGTTCGAGCCATTCGGCTATTCAGTGCAGCAATACTCTTGCAACACTGGAAAGCATCAGCGGCAAGTTGAATGAGTCTGCCATGGCTGACATGACCCTGCGGTACAAGTCAGCGGACGGTTTCACTTCCCCGGTATCGTTCGTCGGAAGCATCTCACTTTCTGATGCAACATTCGTGGCCGAATACGTTCTGCATTCGATCGTGGTCAATGGCGTGACACTGGCGCAGATTCAGGGCGTTGATATTTCGACAGGTATCAAGGTTCTCGAACAGAAATCTTCAGGACCTTTCTCAACTGCATTCTATATCCAGGAGGGACTGCCATCGATAAGCATCACGACAGAGGATGCAGCCTACGCCGGTTCCGTGATCAACGCAGCAGGATTGGGAAGTGGCATCGCCATCAATTTTGCGAAGCGTGCTGCAAGCGGAATTATCGTTGATCCAGCAGACGAAGAGCACATCACCGTGTCAGGGGCCGTTGGCATAGGGCAGGCCGAGACAATCGGTGGCGATTCCCGTGGTAACGCATCGAATACGATCAAGATCAATCCACTGTCGCTGACGGCTGCAGTTGGCGTTGCACTTGCTTAGTTGATGATCCAGAGCAGGCTGGGGGCGGACGCTTCCGGTCTGCTCTTTTTTTTCGTGAAGGGGGGAAGCATGCGTTTTTTGATTTACATACCTGGGCAGAATTCAACAGGTACGCCGAAAGAACTGTTCGAGAAAGTCGGACTGGGTGACATCTCCGGCGGCCTCGATGTGAAGCCATCCGAGGGCCCGGACGGTGAGCGTGGCAGGCTGTGCGGCTGGCTGTCATCCACGCAGAATCAACTGATCTATAAGCCTGAATCGCAGCAGTGGATTAAGTCAGCGAAGGCCGGTGATCGCGAGTCCGGGGCTTACTGGGTCGGCATCTGGAATGATTCTGCACCAACTGAAGAGGATCTGCGCAAGCCGAACTGCCGTCGTGGTTCGTTCATTAAGTTGGGCAATGGTGAGAGGTGGTCTGTCGTAGTTCCTGAATCCATCGATAGGTTCCCACTGCTCAATGCAGACGGCACGCTTACCTGGGTGGCAGATGAGTCATTCAATTGGCTGGTGACGTCGATCGACAAACGCCGGGCAGATGCACTGGCAACGGTCGATGAGGATGGACTTGTGGATATCAAGTTCAACTTTGTTGATGACTGGCAGTTCCTGGTATCAGTGCTGCAGATCAATTACCGCATTACGCCTGAGGTCGTGTCCCATATGCGACTGTTCTCCCAGCAGGCGATTAAAGAGCTCATTTCAGCCTTAATGGGCATGCCACTGCAGAGCCTATAAGGTGACCACACAACGGAAATATGAGGCATTGCCATGACGACGGAAATGAAAGTCACTCTTGTTGCGAACGCTCAATCGCCTGTCAGCGAAATGGCAAAATTGCAGGCGGCTGCAAATGAAAGTGCCAAGTCATTTGCACAGGTAACCAAAGCCGCTACCGACGGGGCAAAAGCCGCGACTGGTTCGTTCAATGCTCTTGAGCAAGAACTGAAACAGAACCTGACGCAACTCAGGGGGCTCAAGCAGGGCACTTCAGAATTCGCTGCTCAAAAGGCTAAGGTTGATGAGCTGCGCGGCTCGATGGAAAAAGCAAAGTCTGCCACAGCGACTGGCATACAGCAGCAAAGCGGCATCGGAAAGATTGTTGACGACTTCACTTCGTCATTGTCCGGGACGGTTTCGACGATCGTCAGCGTCGGTGCCATTGCTGCATCGTTAAAACAAGACCTCGAAAACATTAAGCGGGTGAACGAGAACAAGCGGCTCTCGGAAGTCGAGTTCGGTAAAGCTATATCCGCACGTTCGATCAGTAACCTCGGTGAAGAGGAACGGCTTGCTGTCAGGCCACTGGCGTTGAATCTGGCTGATGAGTTGGGATTGAATGCCGGCGGTATCGTTGAAGCACTGGGAACACTTCGATCGTCCGGGGCTGACAATATTCTGGAAGCTGGTAGTTTCTTGAGGGAAGCGGCAAAGGCGTTTCCGCAGGATCTGGCGCAGGCGACGGCCATTGCACAGGGCGCACTGATCGAGGCACGCGCCACGGGCAACAGGAACGCACAGGAGACGGTTGGCGGGCTTGTACAGAGTCAGGCTGTATCTCAGGTCACTGACGCTGTGAGCTTCTCTAAAGCGTTCTCAGCCAATACGGCGGGGGCTGTCGCGATCCTGAAGCTATCAGCCGAGAAAGCCCGTGAAGAGGCATCCATCTTTTCGGTATTGGAACCGAAGTCGGCAGACGTCGCAGCAACCAGTCAGCAGGCATTCTTTCGCCAATTGCAGAACTTCGTTCCCGAAGCGTCGGTCAAACTCAAAACAGGCGGTGAAGCCAAGACCACTGCAGAAGAGCGTCAACAGTTCATGGCTGCCACGTTCGAGCAACGCATGCGGTTGATTGAGACGAATGCGAACCTGCAAACTCAGTTCATCGGGGGACTCGCTGACACGGGGCAGAATGCCATCATTCGCCGTATTAGGCCAACTGCAGAAGATCAAGCGAGCTTTGACACTATACGGCAAGGCATCATGTCGGATGCGGACGCAGCCAAAGCACTTGTGAAGCTGCAGGGTGAAGCATCGACATCCGGGGCATTTGCCATCGCTGAAGGCCAACGTAAAGCGTCTGAAGAGACTGCTAATCTCAGAGCAGAGGGTAGAGCCAAACTTGAGGCCGAACTTGAGACCATATTCACCAACGTTCAGGAACGAACCAGGGCATTCGTCGGTGGAACTGTCGTCAGCGGGGCTGAGCGATTCGGGGCCCGGACAGAACAATTTGTCACTGGTGCCGACAGGGCGCAGGTATTGCTGGATACGGTCAAGTTCCGGGCAGCCAATGCGACCAATCCGGAAGATCGAAAGTATCTGGAACAGCAGGTACAGAACCTTGAACAGTTGCAGCGTCAGATGGTCCTGCAGACGGAATCGGCGGAACGCGGCAATCAGATTCTTGAGCAGATGCTGCAGAAGATGAACGAGAACAAGGGCGGCGGTCCTGCTGCAGTTGCTGCGCCGGTCAAGGCTCCGCCAGTGCCACGCCGGCCAATTGCCGCTCAATAGTAGACTGAGGTGCCGTGATGATCGTTCATAATAGATATCAATTCCCGATTTCACTGCACGGAACCCCGTTGTGGTCCCCCTGGAATCGTCCTGCATCGGTCAAGCGATGGTTCGGGATAAAGGGAGCGTTGACACTGGTCGGGGCCAATACGGTCAGGCAGTGCGCCCTTGAAGCCACGTTGTTCAATTATCCATCGCTGGTAATGTTGAACATCGTGTTGAACTCGATGGATGAGCAAACTGACGCATGCCTGCAGGGCACGCTGAACGTAGACGGCATCACGTATCCCAAATGCTTGTTCATGGGGTTTGAGCCCGGTGAAGCGCCGTTCTGGGACGCGTCAGGGGTACACGGCTGGATCATCCGTGGCAGACTGCTCTGGCAGCAAACGCGTTGACGTCAGCGTCATGAGAAAATGCAACAATCCGTAATCATGGATTGAGTTGCAGTGCGTAGTATCAGTATCGACCTTGAACCATTGGGTAATGCCTGAGAGGAACGTGCGATGACGATGACTGCGACAACAACGGATCTTCCGATAGCAACCTATTGCACGTGGCAGAACGCACGCGACAGGGCAAGCGATCATGGTATACCGTTTCACCATGCATGGACTGACTTCTGGGTGTTCTTGGAAGACAACGGTCCCTGTCCAGAGGGCGGCAGGTTTATCTGTGATTCCGACATTGAGGGATACATCCCCGGCAATGCCCACTGGTCCGAGGGCAGGTTCAAGCGTTCGTACGATGACTGCGCCATTGTGATCAGGTTCCTGAATGCCGGCGTGTTGACCGAAGCTAATGCTATACGGCTCGCATGTGTCGATGCTGACCTTGTTACCGTTCAGAACGCTATCGCTCTGTGCGATGCAGAGACGTTACTGCAGTCAGCAGTACAACGTCGCAGGGCTTTCGCTGAGCTTGTGGATACGTTGGAACAGACTTACGCACTGGTTCCATTCGGAGAGCCTACACGGTGGCAAATCAGGGCTGCAGCAAAGCATATATTTGATGCGAATATGGAACGCGACCGGAAGCAATATCCGGGGCGTGTTCAAGATGAGGGCGAATTCGAAGGCGATCCACGGTGTATTCCGATGGCGTTGCATCATCGCTCAGTATGGTAGCCCGGCGTTGAGCTTGCATTGATCTGGCTGAATTGGCATACTGCCGGTCCCAAAGCCATTCGTGGCAAGTTGATCCAAAACAAAAAGTTGAAACCAGAATCCCGGTCTCCGGGCGATGGCAGTGCGCAGGAAACGACGCACGGGCGGCCTCAACTCCGCCTGGAAAGCCTTAATGCTTGGAGGTCGGGATTTTGCTTGCGCCAAGGCGGGGCAGAGTTCCGACAGACCGTGGTTCATTGAGCATAGGAAAAGCTCATGCAGACCTTAGTCGAAGTGCGTCAGCCGGTATGGAATTCCATACGACCATCGAACCATCCTGGCATACATCGCCAGGCAGTTCGAGGCGGTCACATCCGTGAAGTTCCGGAAGTGATCGGCAAGTTCAGGTTCCACAATTTGACGCGTAGTTACTACGTGCCACCAGACGCTCAGAATTGGTCCGAGGAAACGATCAGAAAGCACGGTGTCAAATCTCTTGAGACACTGGTCAATCGATTCCTGACGCTATCTGGTGTCCCGTGGGACGGGACGTATTCACATCTGTGGACGTTCGTTGCAGGATCGGTCACAAGAATAGCCCGGCGTGGGTAAGTCCGGACGATGCAAGTCAGTGCCCTTCTCAGCAGGGTTACGTCTGAGACTCATGGTCCGAAAGTATCTATCACATTTTCCTAAAGGGTAAAGTCATGCAAACTATCGAAGTATCTCCCGGCGCAGCTATCTGGAAATGCACGTTGTCAAAGCAAGTGAAGGTGCGACAGCCGAAAAATCGGTTCGACGCAATGGTGAAAAAATGCAGCCATGCGACGGTCAAGACGATTGTCGGCGAGTTGACGGCAGACGAACTTGAACAGGGCGTTGACGTTGACGAGTTCGTTGCGCAGGTATGGGAGCATGCCACGGCAAACGCGGATGAGTGCATGGATGACGACGTCATCATGCACATCGAGATCAATTATGAGTTCGGTGGTGTCATTGACATCGCAGCCGATGGTCCGGACGTTGAGTCATTCACTCGCAGGACTGATTTCTATCCGGTGGGTTTGACCGGATGCTGGGTCAACTGATCCGGCACGCGGATTGATGGAATGATGAGAGCCCTGTGCATTGCTCAGGGCTCTTTTCGTGCGCAGAGATGGTGGTCATTAACCGATCTAGTGGCGTATGTTGTGGATCATTCTTCAACTGTGCGAATGGTGTCCGGGTGAAAGTCTTCTTCATGTTTATTTCCTGATCCGTCAAACCAAGTGCACGAAATCCATCCTGTCGTTTCTCCAGGGCCTTTAACCGTCATTGGTGGCCCACCCGATTTGAGGATTACTTTTTCGCCTTGTTTGAATGCTTGCCCCATTTGATGACACCTTTGAAAACCAATTCTGAAATACCCCGGCGCGTGACAGTGGAAACACGCCACGGCAGTGACGTTACCGACTCGCGCTACAGGGTGTCAAACCAGTGGGCTTTGTGTGTACCAACATGCCTGACACAGCGCCACGTCGCACCATTTGACGTATACGGGCTCCGGATGCTCAAGGCTACAATATGACGCATGAAGCTGCAGCGAAGCCTGAGGGCGTTGTGTGAGTCCGAAAACTGAAGGTATTCATTACAGCCAGTTGGTATCAGGCAGGTCGGTGCTGCCTGTCGTTCGTCGGTAATACTCCAACGGAAGCTCACCTACTGATTTCTTCAGTTCATTGACCATGTTGTTCGCATATGGTTTCAACTTACTCAGGGTCTCGTCCGAAATATCGCGATTCTTTCCAGTGTTGTCCTGCGTATGAATGAGAACCTTGATGCACGACGGTTCATGACTGTTAATCCGCTTTGCTTCGACTGTAACAAGCGGCATGCCGTCATCACCCAAAATACTCAATCCTCGAATATCGTATTTTGACATATCCCTGGTCTCTTTGTATTCCATTTTGCGCCCCCGAGAGTGTGGTAGATTTTCGGTCGTGATTTGACTTCCACTAAGAACCCTAACTCTTCTGAATTCTCGTGTCGAATGTGGATCAGCAAAAATGCCAGCGGCACTGTGATGACGAGCTTCCACGTGGGCGACAGGAAACTGCCGGGCTCTTTTTGTTTATGGACTGCTGACCGTATCAGGCGGTAGCCGGCGTGATCGACCGGTGATGGAATGTTCATTGCTCTTACGAATTCCTCTGTGAAATCATGGGCTGGTCATCGAGCAGCCAGACTTTTCTCATTTCGTAGCCAATTGGGTTACGCCGGGTTACGCCTTTGATGGCGTATTTCGGCAGATTTTGCCGACGTTCCGTACTTTTCCCGGAGCAACGCTCAATTGGCACAGAAACGAAAAAACCCAGCATTTCTGCTGGGTTTCTGAAGTACCGGAGGCGGGGGTCGAACCCGCACATGGAATTACCCATACCGGATTTTGAATCCGTGTGTGGATTGCATTTTTGCAGTGTTTTACGATGCTTGTGCTGTTGGGTTACGCCCAAGGTTACGCTCATAAGCATCGGAGAAGCAAAAACATGCCACGAAAAGAACTCATCCCAAAGCCACGTGTTCGTGATGACTTTCCTCTCAACTGGCACAAGGGCGCGTGTTCGTTCACTAAGAAGTTTAAAGGCAAAGCCTACTACTTCGGACCAGATCCCGATAAGGCTCTTGCAGCGTATCTCAAGCAAAAAGACTACTTGATGGCTGGAGTGCAGCCACCGTCTGAAGATGATCAGATCAGTGTTCGGGATTTGGTCAACTACTACCTTGCCCATCGGGAACACGATCGAGATTCTCCGAAGTCTGCAAAGGGGCATATCTCAAAAAGGACGTTTGCGGAATACCACGATACCGGACAGGTGATGGTTGATCTGTGGAATCACCGTTTAGTGGCAACGCTTGGACCAAGTGACTTTGCCCAACTGCTCAGAAAACTTGACAGTGGGTCACCTGTTCGCCTCAGGCGAAGAATGACGAACGTCCGCAGTATCTTTAAGTGGGGGCTGTCCTTCAAGAAGTTTGCGAATCCAGTGGACTATGGAGACCAGTTCACGCTGGCCGACAAATCTGAATTACGTAAGGCCAGGGCTAATCGGCAGAAACCTATCTTTGACGCCGCAACTATCAACCTGGCACTTGAAGCCGCATGGCCAGCGATGAAGGCATTCATACTACTTGGGATCAATTGCGGCTATTACTCAAAGGATATCAACGATCTGCGGAACTCGTATTTTGATGGAGAATTCATCCAGTTCGCGAGGGAGAAGACGGGTGTCGATCGCAGGTGCTGGCTGTGGCCGGAGACCAGAGCTGCTATTGAGGCGGCAAAGGCACCGGAAAATCCTGAGAACATTACGTTCTTATCAAAGCGAGGGAAACAACTGCATGTTCAACATGGACTCACCAGAACGGACTTGATTGCATCGAACTGGACAGACCTCAAAAAGAAAATCGATCTGAAGCGGGAGAACGCTGGTTTCAAATGTCTTCGTCATACTTTCAGGTCGGTAGCTGATGGCTCGCGAGATCCAGAAGCAGTGAGAATGATTATGGGGCATGCTGATACGACTATCGGGGAAGTCTATCGCCATTGGTTCGATGACGATCGCCTTATCGCGGTTGGTCAACATGTTCGAACCTGGCTGTTTGGATCGGCACCAGAACCTGAATTAGAACTCAAGCCGACAACAAAGAAAGCAGCACAGAAACCAGCCAAGAAGGGTACTAAAAAGACACAACGCAAATCATAGAGTCACAAAATACAACAAAAGTTCTTGTCGATTTTTAATCATTCCGTAAGTTCCCGCCGCGTGAGGACTCTGGCAGCACAGTGGTTGCTGATGAGATCCTGCATTTGCGAGGGAGGCAGGTAATGGTTATTGATGGGCAGAAACGACAGGGCATGGCTTCGGTACAGGACGCGGCCAACTATTTGGCTATTACGCGGAACACTTTGTACCGCCTGATTAAGGCCGGTGAAGTACCGCACAGGATCCTGGGCAAGAGCATTCGAGTGAGCTGGGATTGGCTGTACGCTCAGACTGCGTACAGCGACGCTGCCCCGCAGAAAGCGGGTGAAGCATGAACATGCGATATTCCCCAGAGCAGGTAGCAAAGGTATTCGGGGTCACGAAGAGTACCGTAATCGCATGGTGCGAAAGTGGCATCATGCCAGCGGTCAACGTCGCGAGCGAGTCAGCGAAGCGTAAGCGATGGCGTATGTCTGCTGCCGATATCGCCGTATTCGAAGGGCGACGGCAGAACACTGCGCCAGTGACTCAACAGGCGACAGCATCACGGCGCACGATCGCACGTCCGGCTAAGGACTACTTCGCGAAGATCGGGGGTGCCAAATGAGATACATCGACGGCTCAACTCTCGATGACGCACGCAACGCCTATGGATTCGGCGTGCCTCTCGAACAGATCGCTGGAAACATCGGCGTCAGTGTAATCGAGCTGCGCAATGCACTTGGGTTGCCTGAAGTCACGCGTCCAAAACCGATCCGTGGACACAAAGAAACCGGCTGTGATTTGTGGCGAATCGATGACCTCGATCGGGTGCTTTGACGTCCGGCATCGACTTTGTTTTTGTCACGTAAATGGATGACAGAAAAGTTATTGAAGCCGGCAACGGCGTTCATGTAAGAATCGGAGACCTGCCACGGTGGTACGTGGCAGGCTCCATTGTTCGCAAGTCTTTTAGCGAAGACAGGCGGGCTGATACCCCAGCAGAGGAAGACTGCCAGGATGTTGCACTATACGTCAGTCGCGGAAAAATCCGCTAACACATTGCCGAAAAATCTGAATTCTTGTTTCGATCGGGCGAATCTTGAACTCAGTTATCTGGCTACACAGAATGAGCCGGATGAATTTCAGATCCTTGCCGGGTCGTATGCACCAGTTCCCCGGTACATCCTCGACAACGCTGCAGAGCACATCGCCGATTTTCGAAGCCGATACCGTTTCGAACTTACGGTAGACTCCAGCGACTTCCGCGAATGGTTCTTGCGTTCATTCACGCAATCGCGAATAAGTCTACCGGATCTTGAGACAGCCGACGTCTGCGGACTTGCCCTGCATCTGTGCGACGTTTTCAGAACGGCCACATCACAGGCGATTGATATTGAGATCGCTTGTTCATGGGCTCTCGGACTTGCGCGAGACACACGGATTGAGCCACACAAGCGACTTGATGCGATCGCTAAGACTGTCCGGCGTTCTTTGAACGGAAACCTCTCAGAATTCGTCACAGGGGCTCTTCGAGTAATCCGTGCAACGGAACTATCTGTGATCGTTGCATTGCATCTGGATGCAATGCAGCAGGCTCATGGTGATAGTTTCCCGTTCGCTCGCTCGATGCCGATGGGATTAGCTCAACATCTGTGGAACCTGAACTTCGATAAGACTCAGGTCAGACGAGTGCTTTCGCAATTCGAGTCAATCGGGCTGATTGAATATGTAGATCGAGGATGCAACGACATTCATGATCGTCGATCAGCAGTGATCAAGCCGAAAACGATCCAGACTGACTGGCAAATTCCAACAGCCACAGAGGCTGTTTTTTCTAACCTGTCGAGGTCAATTATTTCCCGAGTGTCCCCAAGGAAGCTATACACGCGGGAGGACTTCTCCAGCCCTTCTGGGCAGTCTGATGTTCGTGCTCTGAAGGAGGCTTGTAAGGGGAATTGGAAAGAGATTTTAATAAGTGCCGGGCTGTCAGAAAATCAGACCCGCAAAACCAAGAGTACGTGCCCCTTTTGCTCTGCTGCTAATCAATGGAGACTTGGCGACCGTGACGGTAATGGTTCTGGCGTATGTGACAAGTGCTCGCCTGTTGGATTGGGTGACGGCTTCAAGGTTCTGGAGAAGCTAAAGGATTGGTCGTTTGTAGAGTCCCTGGACTTTGTACGTCGGTATCTGGATGGTGAGCAGGTCGTAATTGAGCAACCAACGGTCACGACCACCAGAAAAACGCCATCGCACAAGCAGGACGATCAGAACGTACCCGATGAGGCAAGCTATCAACGGGTATTGCTGGAATGGTGCCAGGCCAAGTCAGTAGATCCAGCAATCCTTGCGGATTTCGGTGCAAAGCCTGCCTTTCGGTGGGTTAGAGATACGAACGGCACCCTGGTCAATGCGGTTGTGGTCCGTGTTCCAATATACGCGGCTGATTCTGACGGGAAGCCTGTCGTATCAGGGTGCGTTGACTTTGGACTCGCGACAGACCTTCTCCGAAAGGGCTTGAACGGTCGAGGCGCAACAGGCGTGTTCCTGCGGTGTGGCACTGGATTTAGTGCTGGTCAACTGATTTATGCCATCGAGGGCGTTAAAGACGCTGCTGCGATGGTGTCACTCGGAAAATATGCGGTATGCGGTCTGCCCGGTCTGCATGTTCCAAAAGCGTCGCGACCGTTGCTTTCCGGTTGTCGCGTAGTGTTCATACCGGACATGGAAGCGATCGAACGATATTCGATGGAAGGAGCGCAATCGCCGCTCGCGAAATGTATGGCGAGCCTCTGGAACGCGGTAAAGAGTTCAGAGCCGATCAGCAAGGCACGCGGGAACGTCGTCGTCTGTGATCTTGAGCACAGTAGTTACTCACAGGATGCTGACGACCTGCGCGACATCCTGAAAGTTGCATCGAGGAATCAGAAGCGGGATCTGATTCGGCGACTGGACCAGCATGAAGCAGTTGCCGGACGCGGTAAGTCGAAGTCGGGCGATTACGTCGAAGTCGATCCGTCGGTTCGGAAGTCAGCCAGGCGATTCAGCCGGCACAAGTGACGTTCAAAGGTGTTATCAAGTTTTCAAGTTCAGTTTTTCAATGGAGTTTGTTGTTATGGAAATCCATGAGTACGCAAGTTTGTTTCCGATGTGTTCTGAGGCAGAGATTCAGGAACTGGCTGCCGACATAAAGCAGAACGGGCTGCGCCAGCCGATTGTCATTGATGCCGATGAGAAGATTCTTGACGGTCGTAACCGGGCTGCAGCGTGCAAAATTGCTGGCGTCGATCCGACGTATGAACCATACGTCGGTACGGACGCTGAGAAATTGTCTTACGTCTGTTCTGTCAACATCCATCGTCGCCACCTATCGACGGCACAGCGGGCAGAGATCGCAGCGAAGATTGCCACGATGAATGTCGGTGACAATCAGCATGGTGCAAAGAAAAAAGAGGGTGGCTCAAATGAGCCACCCTCAAAGCCAGTGAGTACAAAGCAGGCTGCGACACTGATGAATGTGAGTCCAGCATCCGTCAAGAGAGCCAAGGCGGCTGCCACGGCTAAGGATGCATCGCCTAAAGGTGCGACGACTGGCATCGCAACTACGAAGCCTAAAAAGGAAGATGTGTCTGTTAAGCCGTCGGATTTAAGTTCCGTTGTCGAGGATGCCGCGCGAAAACTTGATCGCCTCCGACGCCGCAGATTTGTGAAATCCTGTGCTGATGTTATGCCGACGCGGCTGATTTACTCGCTGCTATCGCTGTATACGGAGAACTTCACTCCGAAGAAGCATCCGGCCTTGTACGAACAGATCCGGTCAACGTTTGAAAAATACATGCCGGGCATGGCAGAGCCGGAAACAGAACCATCGCCACCATCGGCGGTGCTGCCGGTCCAGCGTGCATTGCCAACGATCCAGAAGCCAGCTAAGCGGCCACGAATGGAATATGTTTATTCCATCGGAGAATGCGGATACGAACTTTATGTGTGCAGCATCTACCGCCAAAAGGTTTCTGCGACGTCAGGTGATGTGGTCTCATTGTGTCAACTTTCCAGTGGACAAACATCCAAGGACGATGGCGAATCATGGTCCCCTAATACGCCACGGATAGATATTACAAGCGTGTCCGAAATCGAATGGCACGAGACTACCGAAGAATCGTACGAGACTGACATAAATCGCAGTGGCCGAACCCGTGAACTCGACCTAAGTCGATTCGAGCCACGAGATGGCGGTGGGCAGTATCTGTACTTCGAACCTGGTCGAGTTTGCTATTACGACGAAACCGCCATGAACCTGATTCTGAAAATGCAGGCCAGCGAGCCTGCGCGAAACAACAATGAAGCTACAGCGGATGAAACATGGTGAAACGTTGCCGAATCGGGAAGTCATACGTTTAGCCGTTCAATCAAGTTTCAAGTTCAGTTTTTCAATGGAGTGTTCAAGTGGAATCTACAATAATCAACATCTCGGACATCGTCATCGATCCGGCATTCCAGATGCGTTGCACGCTATCTGAGGATGCAGTCTCAGACTATTCGGAGGTGATCACATCGACCAACGCAGAATGGCCGTTTTCAACGCCATGTTCAGTGTACCGGGTCAGCGGCCAGATGATCCTGACGGATGGATTTCATCGGCTTGCCGCGATGCAGAAGGCTGGACGCGACGCTATACGGGCAACGGTCACCGATGGCACCAGAACCGATGCCCTGATAGCGTCACTTGGCGCGAATCATTCCCATGGTCTGCGCCGTTCAAATGCGGATAAGCGACGAGCGGTGCAGATGGCGTTGGCAGACGACTTGCTGTCGTCAATGTCAGACAGAGAATTATCGACCTTGTGCGGAGTGTCGCATCCGCTTGTTGGTCAGATACGTGGGGAGTTGGAAACGGTTACCACCTCCCCAGTGACCCGGACAGGGGCAGACGGTAAGTCGTATCCTGCCAGCAAGGCCAGTCAGGTCAGCCAGCGAGAAAAGATTGCGGCTGCTGTCACTGCAGACGATTCCGTGTCCGATCGGCAGATTGCAGAACAGATGGGATGTGATCACAAGACCGTTGCCGGCGTCCGCCGTGGTATTGCAAACGAAACGCAGATCACGAGAGTGGACGATGAGGATGAGTCAGATAATGAACCTGACGATTCATTCAATGAAACAGTTGTTGATCGTGAGGCGATCGATGTTTTCATCGATATCACAGATTCGATTAGGAGGCTACTAACGGAGATCCCACCTTTAGAGAGAGCAAACATCTGGGATCAGGTAATGCAAGAAATTAACGCGGAGGATATTACGAAATGGTCAACGCAGCCTGCGGGACCTGACCGTTCTGGATTGTCAGACAAGACGCCTGCGCCATTCGACGCGATCAAATCCGCCTGGGAAGCAACTCCTGAAGATGATCAACCAGAACTCCGGCAACGCGTTGCTGAGCTTGTCGGGCTTGTGGAACCTGAGATAAACGGTGGCAAGACGCTGTTCCCTAAAGCAGCAGCGGCAAAGATATCTGTCGGCAGAAAGAAGCCTACAGAGGCTGAATTTGAAGCGTTCTGGCAGGCGTATCCTCGCAGGACTGAAAAGGGTAACGCCAAACGAGCGTTTGAAAAGGCGTTCACCAATCTGCGCGAGCAGTACAGCATTGCCGAAGTGATCGAAAAGATAATGTCCGGCGTCGATGCCTACGCTGAGAATGCAGATCCTGATTATCTCTGCCATCCGGCAACGTGGCTCAACGGCTGCCGATGGGACGATGAACCTGCATCGATCGGCAAGGTGAAAAAGAAAAGTCACTCGGACTTCGGCAAATTCGATGAAGCTACTGCGGATGAACCGTGGTAAGAACGAACTGGGCATTTTCGAATTGAATTATTGATCTGAATGGGGGGCGTTATGAGTGCGGGAATATCAGAAAGACGATCGAAGAAAACTGCGAAGCCGGCAGCAGAGATTGCAGCGGCGGCTGAACATGATCGATTGATACGACGAATCCGGAATCTGTTTGAACTCGAACGATGGTCAACGGAAGCAATTGCGGAAGCCGTTGAACTTCCACGTGACGAGGTCATTAAACTGATTCAAAAATCATCCGGAAAATAAAGAGTGTGCCAGCAAACTCTTTTTGGAAACGGGCACTGAACGGGGGACGGGGCAACTGGATTTTTGCTACGCAAATGGTTTGAAAAAATAGCGCAGTAATCCTGCGGTTGATTGTGTAAGAACCTGGTATGGCAAAACAACGGAACAATCTGCTAGTAGATCAAAGCAGCCCGGCAAAAAGTGAGTATCTGACGCAAGCCGGCAAGGCGTTTCGCGTCAGGACAGGGCGCACAATGTGCGAGTGGGCCGTGTTCCGCTGTAGGTGCGGAAATTCAGAAGTGTATCGACTGAAATTAGTCCGCTATGGGCGGACTGTCTCATGCGGTTGCAAGCGGGCTGCGGGACTGCAACCCCGCTACCAAACGGACTTTCAGATAATGCGCATGCGCCATCAGCATGGGATTCGAGTCGAGCCCGACTGGTGTTCCGACGATGAGATATTTTCAACCGATGCAATCATCCGTGATTGCGGTCCGAACCCAGGCGGGATGCTCCTCGCGATGGTAGACGTTGACCTTGGGTACATCGCAGGTAACGTTGTGTGGTCGTGGTATGAGACTGCTGAACGACAGCAACAGTCGATGGCACTGCAGCGTATGGCGGCAAACGGTATGCGATGGTGCCCTTTGTGGTCGCTGGAAAATGCTCGCATTGAGCGAGCAAAACGCAAAAAGATCAACGCATTTCCGGTCAAGGGTGACATCCTCAGGGACTGCCTAATCTGCGGCGCAGCAACGCCGAAATGCAAGGTTCAACGCCGGTTGATACGCCGATACCGATGTGACGAGTGTTGCAGTGACTACATCGTCCGGAGACCAATGCGATGAATTCAGTGGAAGACGTGACATTGCGGCGGTTGCGCACGATTTCACGCAACTTGACCGATATTTGTGATCAAGGAATCGATCCAGCATTTGAGGCGGCCAGTTGCGAGGATCGGATGCGGATATTGTTTGATGCCGTGGGAGTAATGCCTTCCACGACACACGTTCTTTCTCAAATAGACAAGACGAAGCCGTGGGGGCCAAGCAACGTGTGTTGGCGAGAGAACTGCAACACAGTTAAAACACTTCACGCGGGGGACTGGTCGCCAACGGCTCAGTGCATTGAGTGCAAGTGCTTCCGTACTAAAATCGTCCACGTAGATTCGGCCAAAGGAATTCGCGAGCATCTATGTGCGTGTGGCCGGCGATTCGCGACGGAGATGGAGGACCTGGCGGACTATGACAATCACACAGCCGCCGAGGTGCTAACACATAATGGAATAACTCAAACGCTTAGCGCGTGGGCGTCAGAGCGGAATATGACGCCTCAGGCTCTTCGCGCACGTATCGCAAACGGGTGGAGTGTCGAGGATGCACTTGATACACCGATTCACGGATGGTGGCAGCGACTGGAAAAACTGACGTTTAAGGGAATTACTCAGACTGTCGAGCAATGGGCGTCTGACCTCGGCGTAACGAGCGGAACCATCCGAAAACGCATCTCCAGTGGATTGAGTGTACAGGATGCGCTAAGTACAGCCGGAAGATTGCCATCGCC